CCTAGATAGTCCAAATAACGCTCAACAGACTTGAGACGGGCTGTCTGCTCGCCCGTCTCGAAGCGTGTAATGACATTGACGGAGCTGAATACCCCGTCCTGCGCCACTCGATATTTGCTTAACCCCAACTCCTCACGGAGCCGTCCTGCCTTTATCTGTATCTCCTCTGCTGTCATAATCTACTCGTCTACTGATGCTGAATACACTTCGATTTCTGCGTCCTTGATCTTGATCGCTCTCGTAACCTTGATGCAAGGCTCCCCGTCTGATCCCTCCCCGATTACGTTGCCGTACACCCGATAGAGTTGTCTGTCGCATACGGTTAGGTAGGTGCCGAGTGCGTGCTGTGAGTGTATGTTGATCCATACTTGCGACTTGTCCTCGCTTAGCACAGCCTTGAAAACGCTTACCCCGTCCTCTGTGATGTTGTCTCGGTAGTTGTAAGATTTGCCGTCCTTTGGCATAGCTCCAAATCTTACGTATATCGCTGTTCCACGCTTCATAGCTTCCTTACGAGCTATCGCTTTCTCCTCCTCTGCACGCTCTGCCTCCTCATCGATGATTGAGCAGTAGAACAATGGAGCTCCACTGCTAATTGGCTGTTTTAAGTCCCCGCAAGCCAGCTTCTCTGCAATCTCTACTTGCTTCGAGACGAACTCCTCTAAGAGGTCTCTCTTCTCAATCGTTAGCCCCCCTACGATGTTTGATATCTCCTCTAGAGCCTTGCTGGTATATTCTACTTTCGCCTCTCTGCCGTCTGGCAGTTTTACCCATACGCAACCATCAGTCCTGAAGAACTCGCCCTCGCCTGTGTAAACTTTGGAAGAGCTTAGTGGGTATCCTGATATATGTCCTCTCATAGTCTTTGTGTTTTATGGGGTATCTCTCCCCCTTTGCTACTGCAAAGATACAAAGAATTTTATATACTACAAAATTATCTGCCTACTTAATATGGTCAGAAAAACAAAAAGTACAATTTAAGAGGTGGTGAAATTCCGTCTGGGCAGAGTGACAAAATGGTATCAGCCCTATCGTCCAGAAACAGAAAAAGAGGGGTGCCGTGGTGGTGGCACTCCTCTCTCGCGGTTATCGTGGTTGTCGTCCTACTTGGGGACGACAGTCAGCGTGTAGCCGAGGTAGTCTAGATAGCGTTCGATGGTTGTAATCTGAGCGGTCTGCGCACCACTCTCGAAGTTGGTTATGGCGGTCGTGCCACTCATCACGCCGTCCTTGATAACTCTGTACTTGGTGATTTTTTGCTCCTCGCGAAGCCTCCCTATCTCCTGCTGTATCTCCTGTGCGGTCATAGTCGTGTCATCATTGGATTGTCTGACGTCTAGCCATCTCTGCGTCTAGTCGCTTGGAGAAGTCGCTGTACAACTGTGCCTGAGCCTCTATTAAGCTACAGAGGTTGCGCCTAGCGTCGTTTACTTGGTCGCACACAAAGCCACCGCCGAAGGGCATCCCAGATATGTCGTAGTCCTTCATTTCTCGAGCTGAGCGGTGAAGATTGATGCAGTAGTTGTTGGCCTGTCTACTGGTGACCATCAGCGTCTCAATGTCCATATCCTCTAGCTTATAGCCCTCTAGCTCTGCCTTGATCTCTTGTAGTGTCATACTATGTTTTGTTGCTTGGTTTGTAATCTGTTTCTAGCTCAGGTGGGTATCCCTCCTTTGCTATGACAAATATACGAAAACTTTTTCACCTACGCAAGTAATATCGCCTATTTAGAGAGGAATATACTGCCTAATGGCGCAGGCGACGTGATACATCATTAGTGGCGGGACGGACATGCCACAGATGTAGTGCGGGGATTGCCCGCAGAAGTCGTAGTCTAGGGGGAATGAGGAGATCTTGCAGACCTCCGCCTGGCTCAGATAGCGGGGCTGTGAGAAGTGCATGAGGCAGTCAGACTTGCTTAGTAGGGTCGGGCAAACCTTGTCTGCGTACACGTACGCATGATTATAGCTACTCCTCTTATTGCGCAGTCTGACACTGGCATCTGCCTGCGTGCGATCTCCTACGGCTCTATGCTCCCATAACCATCGAGCGATTGCGGACTTGATCTCTCGCCCCTGGTAGTCTGAGATCTCTTTGGCGGTGACTACTCGGCTGCTTGAATAGACTTTTAGCGGCTGTTTAATGGGTGCTAAATCCTCCCTAAATGCAAAGAAAAACACTCTAGCCCGTCTCTGCGGTACGCCCATATACTGGGCGTCTAAGAGGATGTGTCGCACGTTGTAGCCAGCTGCGTTGAACTCCTTATATATACGGTCTACGTAGCTTTTGGCAGATCCCATAAGTAGCCCTTTGACGTTTTCTGCAACTACGACCTTTGGCCTGAGCTTGCGAGCAAGTGCGATGAAATCAAAGAATAGCGTATCCAGGACTTGCTTGCACTGCCCCTCGCGAAAGTGCTTGCGCACACCCCACGAGCGCTCTCTCAGTCCTGATATTGAGAATGTCGAGCAGGGGGGCGACCCATCGAGGATGTCTAGATGGTATAGTTCTGGAGGTAGGTCATCACGTCTCACGAGAGTCTGTATAGGCTCCAAGTAGGTCAGTCTAGGAGCTAAGTTGCGCTGATAGACCTGCATCATGCGTGGGTCTATCTCGTTGCACCCGATGACGTCATAGCCAGCTAGCTTGTATCCCATCGAGCTGCCACCGCCCCCAGCGAAGCATGAAAATACGGTGCCAGACTTCTTCTGTGGAAGCTCTGAGAGCGTCCAATTATAGCTCTTATCGCACGACATACATTATATCTGTGTAGTGGTTGTTGGCGTTGGTAGTGTTACGTCGTAGGTGCTTGGTCGCTCTGCTAAATGGATTCTGCGCATTGAGTGTGCTCTCTGCCCACTCGAGTATGGGTACTAGGTCACCTCGGGCTGAGGTGAAGTATATGACCTGCTTGCCATTGAGATGTCCTAGTAGCTCTAATGTGTCCTCCAGTCTCCAGCCAGTCTGGTATTGGTTGGTGTTGGTCGCTAGGTATGGTGGGTCTGCGAGGTAGATGACCTTTGGGTCGTTGCCGAACTCGGAGATAAGGTGTCTGTAGTCAGTGTGTCTTACCTCTAGGCCTGCCAGATAATCTCTAGCGGGTGCTATCGGAGTGGTCGGAATGCTATTGTATAGCGACCTGCCAGAGAGATCATCGATAGAGTCGCAGTAGTGCATCGTGTATAGGAGCCAGGTGGATATGGTCGTGAAGTCTAGGAATAGACCGTCCTGCTGGCAGGTGTGTAGCACATTGCAGATGCGGTGTGCGGTGGCTGGATCGATGCGCTTGGAACGAGGGACGTGAGCCACTAGGGGGAGTAATCGCTGGCGTATAGTCTCGGTCTGAGGTATTAGAGCGAGTCTATCGGAGTAGTGGTCGTGATCGTTGTATAGGACACGAGCGGAGGGGTGTATATCCTTGCAGACTCTGCTGAGTAGTCCAGATCCTCCGAAGAGGTCTATGAAGGTGGAGTCTGATGGGTATTGAGCTATCTGCCGAGCGAATTGCTGAATGAAGAATCGCTTCTGCCCTTGAAATGGCAAGGGGGCTTGGGTGTAGGTTAAATGATAGTTTGCCACGAAGAAATTGCGGTTAAGTTGCGTATTAGTTGTATCTTTGTGGCACTCTCACATCAATATATAATACGAGGTGCCAAGACACCGACACAAGAGCTATTGCTCTCCTTGTCGTGGTGTCTTGGCACCTTTGTTCGTAGGATGGATGTGAGAGTCTCCTACGTGAGGCGAGGGGAGCTTTTTTTTTTGTAGCTTTCTCGCCTTGTAGCTGTGTTATGTCCTAGGTGTAGATGGAACTACTTGGATGTGGTGGAGGCGTTGACTGTTTTGATTTCGCCGGTGTTGGAGAAGGTTGCGTTGTAGGTGGCTTCTTCCTTGGCGGGGTGGGTCTCTTCGATGGAGTCGATGATGAATTCGCCCTCCTCGTAGGTGGCTCCTTGTGGTGCGTTGTTGCGGTAGCCGTAGCGTAGCTTGACGGGCTTGCCTGCTTTGTAGAGTGCGAATAGCTCGGAGGCGATGATGCCGGCTTCGTCTTTGCCGATCTTGACGAAGCCGTCTACGGTGATTGTGATCTCGAGGGAGTTGACGGACTTGGTCTTGTAGAGGGAGTTGGTGGTGTCCTTGTCGATGATTTCTTTGGAGTTGGACTTACCGGCTATTTTGTGGGATTTGGCTCCGAGTGTGGGGATCCATTTGCCGTTTCGCTCGATGAGGAGTGTGATGTCTGATCCGTTGAGGTAGGTAGTTGGCATAATGAGTAGTTTGAGTAGTTAGTGAATGAGTCTTAGGAGTCGTGCTAGTCGATAGAGTGCGAGTAGTATGGCGATGGCTCCTGTGTAGGTGAGAGCTTGTTGCCACCAGCGGAGTCGGTGTACCTCTCGGACTACTTCCATGGGTACGGGTATCTCGGTGTGGATGGTGTCGTAGTGTGTGATAGTGTCTTGTGTGTGGGTGAGTCGTGTGCGGTAGTGTACCTCTCGTAGGCGGACGGTGTCGGGTCTGTTGTCGATGATGACGCTGTCCTGTATGATGAGTGTATCGCGGGTGTTGTGTAATGCTGTGGAGGCTGTTGTGGTGGTTGTCTTGATGGGTACAGTCTGGCGCGGTGCGCAGGCTGTGAGGAGTAGAGTAAAAGGTAAAAGGTACAAGATTTGGTGTATGGCTCTTACCAATGCGGGGATCATAGCGTGGGGGCGTTGGGGTCTTCTTGTGGCTCGGCGGGGCGTGTGTCCTCTCGGTCTGAGAGTTCTTTGAGTAGCTGTGTGCGCTCTCGTATGAGCTCTTCGTAGCTTGAGAGGAGCATCTCGAGTGTCTCCTTGTGGCTTGTGAGATTGTCTTTGCGCTGTTTGGAGCGGTTGATGATGAGGTTGACGAGAGATGTGATGACGCCTCCAGAGATGAGTGCGACGATGATTTCGGCTATGTCCATCATTTGGTGTCGTTGTAGGCTGATTCGATGCGTAGGAGCTCGGCTTTGATGTAGTTGACGGCTTGGAGCGTGGCGTCCATCTGCTTGCGCAGGTGTCGTGTCTGTAGCCAATAGCATAGAAGGTAGCCGAAGGCTGATCCTAGGAGGAAGAAGAGGGCGTTGTAGAGGAGTTGCATGGGAGTGAGAGATTAGAAGTTAGAGGAGCTTGTAGGCAGCTTGCCAGGTCTCTTGTGGTACGCTCTTGCCGTGCTCTACGATGGTCATGGCGGCGGCTAGGGCGATGAGGGTGTCGCGGTTTGCGGTGAGGGGCTCGTTGGGGCTGATGCCGAGTGTCTTGGCGACGGTGCGGATGTAGGCTTCGGTGTTGTTTTCGCTGGGGGGAGCCCATCGGGCGATGATCTTGCGTATGGTGTTGCAGCGGTGTGTGATGATGTACTTGCGTAGCTGCTTGAGCATGGCGCGACAGCCTAGCTCGAGGGTGGCGAAGTGGCAGAAGGGAGAGCCTGGCGGGGTGATCTCTCCTTGCCACTTCTTGCGTGTGGGGCGTATGTTGCCGGGGTTGTTGCGTTTGATCATAGTCAATGAGTAATTAGAAGTTAGAGATTAGAGGTTAGAGAGGGGACTGAGACGAGTAGATGTCTAATCTCTAATTTCTAGTAAGTCTAGACGCCCATGTGGTCTTCGTTTGGCTCCTTGGGGTCGTTTGAAGGTGTGGAGCTTTGGTTGCTGGCACTTTTGGCGTCTACTAAGCTCATGACGCCGACCTCGTCGGAGCGCATCTTGGCGCCTCCAGCACGTAGGAGGAATGAGAGGACGCTACCGTAGTAGGTGGCTGAGTCGGGGTTGTCAAAGAGCTTGACGTCGCCCAGCGCACGGCTTACGTACTTGTCGTGCCAGGCTAGTCCGAGTGCACCCTTGAGTGCGTAGCGTGGCTCCAGGAAGTCAAATCCGTAGAGACTGCCTACGACACCCTTGGATGCGTCGGCACAGGCTAGGAAGGCGCTGGACTGATTGTTGGTTAGGGACTCGAGTAGGTCGCTGTAGGCGTCTGCGCTGAGGAGTACGACGCGCCCGAGCTGGGGAAGCTTAGCCTTGTTGAAGGCTCTCTGTAGCTGGGCTATGTCGCTAGAGGTGACCTTGGTAGTGACCTTCTGTTGGCTGGCTGCATTGGTGGGCATCCACTGCGAGAGGATGTACTCGGCGACGGTCTCGTGGAGGTTGGCACGATCCATGGCGAGAACGCTGTTGCGCTTGTCGTAGGATAGCTCGACGGTCTCGGCGTGGTTGATGAGGATGGGGTCTGTGGTGAACTCGTGGAGCTCGTACGAGAGGTCTACGTCGGTGCGCCTCTTGATCTCAGCGGGCAGGGTGGTACGATCCATCTTTACGTTGCTGGGAGCGCCTGCATTGGGTACGTGGACGACTTTGTTGTCCACGAAGTCTGAGTGGTCTACGGAGCGGGCGAGGAAGCTGTTGTCGGCGAAGAGTCCTTCGACGATGGAGTTGATCCATACTTCTGTGAGGAGTGACATGGTGGAAGTAGAAATTAGAGGTTAGAATTTAGAGGTTAGAGATCTGCTGTTTTCAAAGCGCTGGCGAAACTTCTGGGCGAAGAGGTCGGGGTCGTCGGCACGTAGCTGTGCGAGTAGTCCCTTGCGGTCTAGCGCGTCCCAGTCGTCGTCATAGCGTCCAGGCTGTGCCTTGCTGGTGAGCAGGCTAGCGAGTGACTGCGGCGCGGGGATGGCGTCTAGGATGCTACTGCATAGCTCGGGGTCGGTGGCGTAGAGCTGGGCAAAGGATTCGCGCCGTGAGGCGTCTATCTTGCCTGCGTCGATGGCTGACTGGATGAGTGCCTCGCCTGCCTCGTGGTGCAGGTCGGTGAGCTCTCGCTGTAGTTCTTCGCGCTCGGCGGTGAGCTGGGTGATCGCCTGGTGAATGTCGCTGAGGGTGGCGCTGTCGCCTAGTCCTAGCAGGGCGAGCGTCTGAGGCGTGAGGGGATTGGGGGTTGGGGTTGGCATGGTGTAATTAGATTTTAGTTGGACGATATGCTGTGTAGCCTCCTCGTCAGAGAGGGCTGTGCCTTGCTGGCTGTACAGCTTGACGGCACTGGGGTTCGACGGTAGTGTGACGAGCGAGACCTCTAAGAGCTCCCAGTCGGTGACGGTGTCGCCCTCGGGGGCAAACTCCATGTCACGTATGTAGAGCCCTGGCGAGACGCCGCGCAGGGAGCCGTTGGTCGCTTTTTCCTTGACGGCCTGGCTGTCGGGGTCTGCGTCAAACTCGAAGGTGCCGATCAGTCGTGTACCCTCGATGCGCAGACCAGTGCAGTGACCTACGATCTGGTCTGTGTCGTGCTGGTGTAGGAGAAGGGGGTTCTTGTCGTAGCGCGTGTGGTCAAGACCGCTGTTGAGCAGTCTCCAGCCACGATCGTTGATGACCGCCTCGTCGTTGATGATTAGTTCTAGCATGGGGTAGGTGTGATTTCTGATGGCAAAGGTCGGGTAGTGTGTGTGCATCTGCAAGCTATTGTAAACAAGAGTAGTAAGTGGTTGGTATGTAGATAGTGTGAAGCTTAACTTTGCACTTAGAATTAACAATCCAACTAGTACTAACCAATGGACAAGAAGACAACGAAGACAACTCCGACGGCTCCTGAGGAGATCACCATCCAGGGGCAGCGCTATCCCGTGATCATCACGATGGGCGCATTTCTCGAGTACCACCGCATCACAGGTCGCGAGGCTACGGACATCACGAGCGACAACCTGAGCGATACGCTGGTGCTCCTGCACGCTATCCTCAAGAGTGGTCAGCGTCGTGGCGGTTACACCTATCCGTACGAGACGGTGGACGATCTAGCCTGCGACCTGACGCCCGACGAAATGGCAGCTATACGCCTAGCATGATCCTGGAGGCTCTCGCTTGTGCTGTCGTCGATGTGGGTCTGTCGCCAGAAGCCTTTGGCGAGCTCACAGTGAGCGAGTGGCAGGCGATCGTCGAGCGGTACGAGGCGAGCTGGACGCGGGACTATCGCACCACGTGGGAGCAGACGCGCACGCTCGTGTACGCTGCGCTGGCACCGCATCTCAAGGAGGGCGTAACGCTCCGCGAGGTGATGCCCTTACCGTGGGACGAGGCTCCGCCCAAGCCCCAACTACCGACCGCCGAAGAGCGAGCCGAGATGCTACGACGGTATAGCTAAGCAATGATTAATGACTAATTAAATACTCATGCGACCTAAAGATCCCGACAAGTACGAGCTCGCTATGCGGCTCTACATCCAGGAGCGCATACCGCTCAAGGAGATCGCCAAGCGTCTGGGGACTACTCCTCAGACGCTTACACGCTGGAAGCAACGGGGTGCCTGGGCCGAGAAGCGTCAAGCGACGATGCTCTCGCCACGTGCCCTCTACCAGAAGCTCTTAGGACAGCTAGACATCCTCATCGACGAGGGCGACCCTGCGGGCAATGCTGACGCCATCTCTAAGATCTGCAAGCAGGTCAAGGAGCTACAAAAAGGCATCACCGTCGATGACGTCATATTAGCCTTCAGCGACTTTGGAGACTGGATCATGCAAAACGCCGGTACGCTCAAGCTCGACGAAGCCTTCTTTCAGCGCCTCACCTCTCTCCAAGACTCCTACCTCCACCACCTCATAGCCACTGACAATCCACTAGACAATTAGCTTTTAGCCAACAGCCAAGAGCTAACAGCCAACAGCCCCCAAAACGATGAAGCGAGTAAATAAGCAGCTCCTCGACCGCTGGCAAGATCGTGTCAGCCAGATCACCAGCCACGGCTTCGCCTTTAGCGAGAGCGAGGCTGACCGTGACGCTCGCATAGCACGCGCTAAGCGTGACTACGCCTTCTTTGTGGCGACCTACTTTCCACACCTAGCGAGCAAGCCCACAGCGCCTTTTCAGATTGAGGCAGCACAATGGATAGCTAGCGAGGAGCGGGCGAGAGCGCTCTTTGAGTGGGCGCGTGGACATGCTAAGTCCTCACACCTGGGCTGTCTCATACCGCTCTGGCTACTGGCTAGAGGCGAGGGAGCCTTCCGGCACATGGTGGTCGTCTCCAAGAGCGAGGACGCTGCCAAGGCACTCCTGGGTGATCTGCAGGCGGAGCTTTCGAGCAATGAGGCTTACAAGCGAGACTTTGGCCTGCGCACAGACCCAGGAGCGGAGTGGCAGTCGGGGCGATTCTCCACGTCAGACGGCACCTCCTTCGTGGCACTCGGGCGGGGGCAGTCGCCTCGTGGCTTGAAGAAGCGTGGACAGCGACCCGACTACATCCTCATAGACGATATCGACGACGACGCGCTATGCCGTAACGAGGCGCGTGTGCGCCAAGCTTACGAGTGGATGATGACGGCACTCTTTGGCGCTATGGCGGCTGGGCGTGGGCGCTTTATCCTGGTGGGCAACCGCATTAGCAAGACGAGCATACTAGCCACTTTTGCCCAGACCAAGGGGATACACCACAGCGTGGTCAACATACTAGACAAGGATGGAAAGCCCTCGTGGGCGGACAACTATTCGCTGGCTGAGATTCGTGAGCTGCGCCAGACGATGGGCGAGCGAAACTTTCAAAAGGAGTATATGAATAACCCGGTGACCGAGGGGAGCGTCTTCAAGCGTGCCTGGATACGCTTTGCCAAGTCCCTGCGTCTGCGTGAGTACCGCCACATAGTGGCTTACACCGACCCCTCCTTCAAGGGAACCTCCAAGAACGACTACAAGGCGACCGTCGTCGTCGGCAAGACGCACGAGGGCTACTACCACATACTCCGCTGCTATGCAGCTCAGACGAGCGTCTCAGAGATGGTCGCCTGGCACTACGACATAGACAACTACATCGACGGGCGTGTACCCATACGCTACTACATGGAGGCTAACTTCATCCAAGACCTTCTGCTCGATGAGTTTCAGAAGGAGGGCTCCGCACGGGGAGGACGGCAGATACCGATCACCCCAGACAAGCGCAAGAAGCCCGACAAGTTTAGCCGTATAGAGGCGATGCAGCCGCTCTTCGAGCGTGGCTTCGTCACCTTCTGCGACCACTCCCCCGGTATGGACACCCTCATTGATCAGCTCCTCTCTATCGAGCCAGGCAGTCGCATACACGACGATGCGCCCGATGCCCTCGAGGGAGCTATCTGGATGCTCAACCGTGGAGGCGGTGCGACCAACTACTACATACCCTCATCACCCTCACGACACTACTAGAGATTAGCCATTAGCTTTTAGCCAACAGCCAACAGCTAACAGCCCCCACACCATGAACGAGATTTACAGCATAGAGGTCAAGGCGGACATAGCCAAAGCGACCGTTGCCCTCAACCAGCTGGGCAACAAGATACAAGAGACCATCGACAAGGCGCAGCACCCCGTCGATCTCTCTGCCGACACTACGCAGGCAGAGCAGGCTGTCAGCGACCTGACGGACAAGATACAAGAGACGACCGAGACCGCACAGAAGCCCCACGATGTACCCCTCGACACGAGCAAGGCGCAAGAAACCGTCGACAAGCTAGACGACAAGCTAGAGGAGGCGGGACAAGAGGCGCAGCAGACGGGACAGAAGGGTACAGAAGCCTTTGACTCTCTAGGTAACTCCATACGCAACATTGAGCTGACCAGCCTCATCCAGCAGGTGCAGATGGTGGGCGAGACGCTCGGTCAGCTCGCCACACCGGCAGTGGACTTTGATCAGTCCATGGCTGACCTCTCCGCCATTACTGGCTCTGTAGGCGACGAGCTGGAGGATCTCAAGCAGACTGCTCGTGAGGTGGGCAAGGCTAGCGGACTAGGAGCGAGCGAGTCGGCTCGGGCTTTTGCTATCCTTGCGGGTCAGATCGATGTCCCCATCGAGTCGCTTAAGGTGCTACAGCGTGAGACCATCACGCTAGCTCAGGCGGGTGCTTTGCCTCTCGAGGACGCTGCCAACGCTGTGGCGGGTACGATCAATCAGTTTGGCATGGAGGCGTCTGAGGCATCTCGTGTGGTCAACGTCCTCGCAGCTGGCTCGCGGGCTGGTGGTGCTGAGGTGGTCGACCTCTCCGAGAGCTTTCGGGTGGCGGGTGCAGCTGCTAATGCGGCGGGCGTTTCAATCGAAGAGACGGCAGGCGCGCTAGAGGTACTCGCCCAAAACAACACCAAGGGAGCCGAGGCGGGTACCGCTATGCGCAACATGCTCGTCGCCATGCAGGCGAGGCTAGGCATCGATGTCTCTAAGACTGGCTTCGTGGGTGGTCTGAAGATCATCCAGGAGGAGCTAGACAAGCTCCAGAGCCCCGTAGAGCGTACCACCTACCTCGCTAAGGCTTTCGGCAGGGAAAACATGGTGGCTGCGCAGTTTTTGCTGTCCAACGCTGACGCTGTCGAGGAGATGACGACAGCTGTCACCGGCACCAACTCGGCCATGGAGCAGGCAGAGATCCGCAACGATACCTGGGCGCACAAGATGGAGGTAGCACGCGCCAAGATTGACGATGTGCTCATCTCGATGACCAGTCTCTCGGGGTCGCTCCTGCCGATGGCGGGCATCATAGGCGAGCAGGTGAGCAAGTTCTCAGGGCTGATCCCGCTTGTCTCCTCTGCTAGCAAGATGCTCCAAGGCTTCTCGATTAAGACCGCCATCGCCACAGTCGCTCAGAAAGGGCTCAACGCTGCGCTCACGGCTAATCCCATCGGTGCTGTCGTTGCCGCCATTGCTGCGCTCGTAGCTGCCGTGGTCTATGCGTACAATCACTTTGAGGGCTTTCGCCAGTCTGTGCAAGAGACGTGGGGCAAGCTGCAAGCGCTCTGGAGTATGCTCTACGAGCGTCTCAAGCCCGCCTTTGACCTCATTGGCAAGCTGGTCGGAGGGGTCATCAAGGTCGTCTTTGGGTGGCTTGCCAAGCAGCTAGAGGTCGTCTGCACGGTCATCGGCGCTGTAGCTGATGGCATTATGGACCTGATCAAGTGGTTTGACAAGCTTTTAGAACCTATTGACAAGGCTTGCCGTAAGCTAGGCGAGTATCTCGGTCTGCGTGACAAGGCAGCAGAGCCACCAGCACAACCCTCCGAGACGGCGCAGAAGATGGTAGACATCACCTCTATCAATAACCAGATCAATGCGCTCCGAGCTCGGCAAAACACCATCCTGAAAGAGCAGGGCGACGTAGGCAGACTGTCAGACGAGTACCTAAAGCTAAACGGCGAGATCCAAAAGCTAATCAACAAGCGGGAGGCGCTCAAAGGTGCCACCCCAAAGGTTCCTGCTGCAGCTACTCCGACGATTCCCGACACACCGACGATCCCCACGGGGTCTGGTGGCTCAGGCTCTGCTGAGCAGAAGAAGATCTACAACCTCACCACCATCGAGGGAATCCAAAACAACATCTCTCGTCTGCAGGAGCGTATGCAGCGGGCTTCCTTCGATGAGGCTGTTGCCCTACAGCAGGAGATAGACACCCTGCAGAAGAAGCTAACCACGCTCCAGTCCTCGATCAAAAAGGCAGCCGAGCCACTGACCAAGATCAAGGCTATGGGTATCACCACCATACAGCAGTACCAAGCATCTAAGCTCAAAGAGGCAGAGGAGTCGGGCAAGGAGACTCGTGGCGGACGCATCATAGCCTCTCCTCTAGGCACCAAGGGGTGGGCTAAGGAGCTAGACAATTTCCAGAAGAAGGTCAATAAGATCACCCTCGACCACCTCAAGGGCGAGGCGGAGAAGTGGAAGAACTTCGTTGGGGGTATCCAGTCTGGACTAGGCGGTATCTCCTCGACGATGTCCTCCATAGGCAACATCGTAGGAGGCGCAGCGGGCTCGTGGCTACAGTGGGGCGCTAGCGTCGTCTCAGCGATTAGCCAGGCTCTGCCCCAGCTACTAGTCCTTTTCAATGCCAACGTAGCCACCGCCACGTCAGGCGCAGCTGCCTCGCAGTCGTCCGTGCCTATCGTCGGCCCGATTATGGCAGTCGCCAGCATAGCCTCCATCTTAGCGGCTATCGCCAGCACGCCCAAGGCGACAGCTTTTGCCCAGGGCGGTGTCATCTCAGGCCCCACCTACGCTCTAGTGGGCGAGTATGCTGGCGCCAGCAACAACCCCGAGGTGATCGCTCCGCTAGACCGTCTGCCCGCGCTACTAGGCACTGACAAGCAGATGCAAGGCTCCTCCGAGGTCTCCTTCAGGATCCGCGGACGGGAGCTCATCGGCATCCTCAATAAAGAACTCAAAACAACTAAGCTCAGCTAACACCTATGATTTGGAATAAAGCCCTCCGCACCCAGCTCTTTTCGTATCTCGCTGCCATAGACGAGATACGATACCTCTCCATGGACTTCGGGCAGGTAGATGACAGCTACCTCTCTGAGGAGACGCCACACCCGCCTATCATCACCCCCGCTATACTCCTCTCAGACATACGTGAGGAGCGCACCTCTAGCGACAAAGACTTAGACAAATACCAGCTCACCTTCACCGTGCGCCTCCTCATCGATGACGCACGCTTTGCCACAGCCACAGCTCCCCAAGAGCATCTCGCAGCTTACGACAATGCGCTAGCACTATCCGAGCGCATCATCACGCTACTCCTAAGCCTCAACCCTCGCATGACCCTAGAGTCACGCTCAAAGGCACAGCTACGTGACTCGCTTCGACAGTACAACCTCTCCTTCTCTCTAACCTCTAATTTCTAGCCTCTAATCTCTATGAACTCCTCCCTCATACAGCGCATCACAGAAAAGCAGGCATCGCAGACCGCTCGCGATATGCAGCACTGGCGCCGTGCTAAGCAGGACGCCACACGCATTGACTTACCCAAGCGTGACCGACTCGATGACCTTGTCAACGATCTACTCTACGACACCCACCTCTCCAGTCAGATGGAGCTCAGACGTGATCGATCTCTCGCCAAGCCCTACACCATCCTCAAGGCTGACGGCTCTACAGACGAGGAGACAACAGCTCTCCTGAGCCAGTCGAGTGCCTTTAGCCTGCTCATGCAGATTGCTCTAGAGACACCCTTCTATGGCCATTCACTGGTGGAGATCTTACCAGCCTCTGAGGGGCTTTTTACCGCCAACTTACTACCTCGTCGGCACGTTGTACCCAAGCTGGGGTGGATACTCTTTGACCTCTCTGACAGCAAGGGCTATGACTACCGTAGCGACCCAGGCTACGGCAAGACGCTCATAGAGATGGGCGACCCCAACGACCTGGGCATACTCTTCGACTGCGCCCCTGCTACCATCTACAAGCGGTACGCTATGGCGTCGTGGAGCGAATTTTGTGAGATTTACGGCATACCGCCTCGTGTACTCAAGATCAATACAGACGACAGCGAGGCTATGCAGCGGGCTGCCGACATGATGCAGCGCATGGGTAGTGCCAACTGGGCTATCGTGGACAAAGACGAGGACTTATCCTTTGCAGCAGGCGTCTCTGACAATGGCAACATCTTCAAGCAGCTCATCTACGCTGCCAAGGAGGATGTGTCGCTCAAGATATGCGGAGCCACGCTCGGACAAGACACCCAGTACGGCAACCGCTCCAAGGAGGAGAGCAGCATGGAGCTACTAGAGGCTAAGTGTAGTTCCGATAGACGTATGCTGGAGCGCATTATGACTAGCACCGTCTTGCCCGCTCTCGCTCGCCAAGGCTTCATACCCGAGGGCTTGCGCTTTGCTTATCCACAAGAGGAGGACAAGGAGGCGCTCTGGACACGCACCGTCTCCCTCCTCCCATACTACAATGTGGACGAGGAGTGGATACGCAATACCTTCGGCGTGGAGATCACCGACGCAAAGAGCCAGCTACCCTTTGGCGGGCAGTTAGCCATGCGCCAGCAAACGGGCAATCGCCAAGAGCTAACAGCCAATGCGGAAGACCCTTTTTTCGGGTAAGGGAGAGTAGGTACCGCAGGCTCGATGCGCTGCTCTCCCAGCTTTACCAAGGCTCCTGCCACTGTCTACACGCTGACTCCTCCGAGCACCCCGAGATCCCCGAGTCAGCCATCAAGAGAGGTTACAAGGTCGTACTGCGTGCCGGCGAGATGACCCCCGAGATGCTCCGCGAGCGACCCATCAGACGGCTCATCAGTGAGACCGCTGGGGTCTACCTCCAGGCACTCGACGACAGCTCCATACAGTACGAGATCCCTGTCGAGATGAGACAGAGCCTCGAGCAAGACATCTTCGTCTTCTCAGGCTTCAAGACCTATCACCAGCTCAAGGAGGCTTCCGAGCTACTACGAGACAGCCAGGGACGTGTCAAGAGCTTCAATCAGTTCTACCAAGATGTCTCGGCCATACGACAGAAGTACAATCGCAACTGGCTCCACGCTGAGTACAACTTTGCCGTCAGCTCCGCACAGATGGCGAGCCACTGGGCTGAGTACCAGCAAGACGAGGAGATGGCCAACCTGCAGTACCGCACCGCCCTAGACGACAAGGTGCGCCCAGAGCATGCAGCCCTCGAGGGGGTGACGCTACCCATGAGCGACCCCTTCTGGGACACCGCCTTCCCGCCCAACGGCTGGCACTGTCGCTGTCACGTCATACCGGTGCTTAAGGAGGACTTCCCCCTGTCCAACAGCCAGCGGGCGCAAGATGCCTTCGACGATATGACCCAGGGCAAAGCCAGCATCTTCCGCTACAACCCTGGCAAAGAGGGCGTCATCTTCCCCCCGCACCACCCCTACTACGGCAAGCGTGGCTACAAGCACTGCCTCAATCCCCACCTCGCCACCTCACTAGGCGACAACGAGGAGTGCGACGTTTACCATAATACGAACGCTCCAGAGAATCTTACCCTAGAGAAAGAGATCAAGGAGCTGATGGAAAAGGAGGGGAAAAGCGAGAAGGCTGCCACCCGTAAGGCGTATAGTAAGACTTTGAAAGACAACTTCTACCCCGCTAGTGTAGCCAAGGAGCTACTTCTATCTACGGGAGAGCTAAAGGAGATCAATATCTCATTCCGTGGAAAAGGTATCAGCCACCTCATCAACGATATTCTTGTCGGCAAATGTCCTAGCCTATCAATCGATGACTTGCTCTACCTAGATGAGCATATAGCAGGAGCCAAGCAGATGAACAGAAGATCTGGAGGGTTGAGCAAGTATAGAAAAGATGCTATTGAACATTTCTACTACCTTGATGCTGATATTAGCGGGAAGCAGTTTGTAATAAGCCTTGCTCTAGAGGTCGTTCGTGGAGAACATCAAGTATATCCATACTCTATATACGAGAAAAAAAGCTAACTCCTCAGGTTCTTACTGCAAAGCAGTATATAGCCTATAATTAAAGGCAGGCTGAGTGAATTAGCTCTCTTTGCGCCAGCAAAGGTACAAAAATTCGGAGGAATGACTACCTTTGTCGTAAATCCATATACTGAGTAGATATGAAAAACTCTAAGCAGAAGAAACTATACGCATTCAAAATACAGCCAAATACTATATCTAGAGCTACCACTGACTTCGTACAGCACTTTGACAAGAAGATGGACTCCTTGAAGACAATCAACGATAGACTCTTTGAGCTAAACAAAGAGTCTTCAGAGCAAGACTGTCTACTATTCAAAGAGGAGACTGTTGATGGTGATCTCTTTTGCTTGTTGGCTAGAGTTGTTCCAAGTCTAGAGGTGGGAGCGATCAATGAAGATATGCTTGCTCGTGAGAAGATTACAGCCAATGATCTAAAGTATGATGTCTCTTCATTTCTTAAGTCCAAGCGACTGACCTACTTCCTAATCGGTCGAGAGTACATCATCTCAGATTATATACACATCAACAGTCTGATGGTATATGCCAATCACTTCCTTGGAAGAGGAAAAAAGGACTCTTTCAAAGCTCTGCCCCTCTTGTCACCCCCTAAGGAGATAAACCTCTCAAGTATTAAGAGCATCAAAATTGGAGATGCCTTTCGCATTGACAACTCAATTCGGAGTATACGGCAGAGGGTAAGTGCAGAGCTACTTGCCCTTATTGTAAACGATAAACGCATTGCAGAAGAACTTATTGACAAAGACTTAATTGATGCCTATGTAGACCTCAGACTCAAGTCTAAGCCAAAGGATATGACTCAAGAGCAATTCGAAGACTTGCTCTCCAAAGCAATCTCTGTAGACGAAGGTGTGGAAGTTGAGACTAAAGATAGACGAACAATAAAGGGGGAGGAAATACGTACTCAAAAGTCGGTCGAAGTAGAACTACTATCAGACGCTCTCATCAATGAGCAAGACTTAAAGAGCAAGATGACAGAGTTCCTAAACGAATTAGAGCAATGAAAGTCCTAATCACAAAGCTCCTAATCGCTATAGCTTTAGCAAGCCTAGCGTCATGCTTGGGAGCCTCTCCAGGATCCGATGTCCTAAGCACTCTTTTGACAGCCTATAGCGTTGTCTTCTCCGTCTTTGTAAGCTTTGCCGCCTCCTTTAATCTAAGAGAGGTGCGAAATAGTACAGTACGCAACTCCATCCTCAGGCCCATCTCTAGCATGACTCAATGGGCTATCATCGACTTTGTCTATACGACCATCTTCTATGCACTATGTCCAGCGAAACCTATGCGAGTCTTTTGGCTTGACATATCAACCTTCTTGCAGGTATTGATCTTGATTAATATGATCTCTGTGGCGTTTGCCTTTTGGACTTTACGCAAGCTAAGGACTAAGCTAGAGGAGGTGCTTCAGAAGGAAGATGAGGAGAGAAAGCTCTAGGATAAACAAGAGGATGAAGTCCGTAGTCATTCCGCCTAAACAGGTCTCTTGAAGAAGACCACAGAACTCCATACTTACCGCTAACTGACTATGACTCTGTGTTGTAGTCAGTTTTCTTTTGTCTGTACTCTTCGTTACTTTGGCTTGCCAAAGTAACATAACAATGACCGAGCTACTACAAACCCAAGCGACCACCTCGCCTCTTACCTCCAAAATTGACCATTTTGCGTCCATTTTCCCTGCCAGCTCCATTCGGGGTACACCTCCAAAGGCTAGACCTTGGTAAATTCGCACGGAAAGTTGGTAAATTTCGCAGATAACTCCAGCGAGCATAAATCGCTCATCGCAACAAATAAAGTCGCTTAAATCGCCTGCAAATAGCCTCTTGTATATCCTCAACCCTCCAAAGAGCCCGAAATCCCCCCAACTCCTCATTACTAATTACTCATTACTAACCGTCCTAACCGCTCATACTCAACAACTTTACCAATTTCTGACCCGCATTTACCGCCCTCTAATCTCTAACTTCAAATCTCTAATCTCTAAATGTACCGACGCTACCACGGCATCATACCGAGCTGCGACCCGCAGCACAGTTACACCGTCACACTAGAGCGTGACGACGCCTCCACGAGTCATCCGATGCGTGAGCTCACCTTCTACGGCGAGGGTTTCACCATAGAGCGTGAGCCACAAGAGACGATCATGACCCCGATACTGCCCACGAGACTAGTTCTCTATCTGCAGAGCGAGGCAAACTTCCAGTTCGAGCATATAGCACGAGACACCCACGAGTGGACAGCTCGCCTCCAGCTAGACGACAAGACGATCTTCCTCGGACGCATTGAGACGGGGCTATATGAGGAGGACTTTGCCGAGCCTCCTTACGAAGTGCGTCTCACCGCCACCTGCGGTCTGCAGTCTCTCTACGACCGTGACCTCATAGCGGAGGAGATCCCAGTCAATCAAGCGGGCGTCATCTCCGTACGAGACTTCATCAATCACTTGCTCAAGGGGGCTTACCCACGGGGCTATCAGCGCAACTCACTCTTTCGTCAGTCGGTCGCCAATGAGCCTATCTACATCGACCCGCTAGCTTATGATAGTAGCGACAAGCCCCTCAAGCAGGGCGAGGTGCTGGAGACGCTCCTGCACGACCTCTGTCTCAATGTGCGCTCCTCGGGCGGGCTCTTTGTCGTTGCCCCAGCGCTCTACTTCCCAACCAACGGCACACCCTACAAGCTAGGCAGTCAGGAGACTCCCATCTACGCCACCCCTCAGCTGCAGAGCGACCGAGGTATCGGCCAGCTACACCTCACACTGCCCAGCGAGGAGACCCCCACACTAGCACCCTATAGAACTCCCAAAGACCCAGTCGCCATAGGCTCTATCGATCATCTCTATGGGGCTAAGGGTACTGTGGCGAGACCTGACATACACCAGTTGGCCGTGACCAAGGAGACCACTGCCAAGGCTCCAACCGAAGAGGAGCAGCTACGTGGTATCACCCTCAAGCTATCCAATACGAGTCAAAACACCGCTCAGCAAGGCGTACTCCTAGGCACTTTCATCGAAGCTCCCTTCTGGAAGACTCCTATCGAGGTGACCGTGCCGATGCGTTTTACTATGGCAGAGGGCAAGACCATCCCCAAGGCTGGCGACATACAGCTCTGCATCGACGCTTATCTCTGCGCAGAGGATAAAAACAACATCATTCCACAAGTCTGCTATCAGGCGACTATCGGAGCGGTCTATCAGAAGGTCACCATCACAGACCCGATTACTTACTCTCATGCGGAGGATCGAGAGCAGATCATAGGGCGCTACAAAGTCGGGGGGATGGGTATGCGACCACAAGAGAGCAGCACAGCCGGCTGGACGGACTGCCGTATGGCGCACAATGTGGTGCAAGATGATATACGCACAGATCGCTATAAGACCTTTGCCGACGAACTAGAAGCAAACCGCAACTACAGCAAAGTCCCCGCCACAGACCTCTTCGTGCCTGGCGAGTTTGCCTATTTCCACTTCACCTTCCTGCCACCCCTCGCCCACATTATGCAGTACCACAACGATAGACGCGTACAGCGTGGCGAAGAGCGCAAGCCAACCCCCAACTACCTCCTCCTGCGCATCTCGAGCGACATCTGGCATATCAGAGACAAAGAGGCCGATCCCTCACGCTTCTACCCCGACCGCATCGACCTCGGTAAGGTCACGGTAAAGTATCAGTCAAAAGAAGATAAAGAGCACCCCTATACCGAGTGGCTCACAGCAGACCGAGCCACCACATACCTACGCAGACTAGAAGAGCAGCTCACCTATGCCACCAGCGAGGCTAATCTAGTCCAGCCCATCGGGCTACGCTACAAGGTCCTCAACGAGTATGGCGACTGGCTACCCACCATACAGGGCGGGCGCACACTCGTCGAGTACTTTGCCGAGCAATATATGCGAGCCTACGCACGCCCTTACGACACCCTCACAGCCACCGTGCGGAGCCAAGCACGCCCCCACGGCATAGACCTACAGCAATACAGCGTCAAGGGTCGACCCGCCCGAACTTACTACGCCATGGGCTCCCTCTACCACCCAGGCGAAGGCTCCTCCGAAGAGCTCACCCTCATCGAGGTACCCTCCAGCCAAAGAGAAGAAACACGCTTCACTAGTTAGCCATTACGCAATCTATAGATAGACACACTCCTAACTCCTAACCTCTAATCTCTAACCCCCATGATCCACCTCCGACCCCAGCGCGTCTACAAGCCTTCTGCGCTCTCATACTTAGGCAATCCAAGCGACATAGCAGACAGCCTCATCGACAGATACTTAAATAAAGACCTCTACCGCCTACGGATAGAAACCCCTCGAGGCACATCCATCACCGCAGACAATAGCCAGATCACCTGCTACGCACACATCTTTGACAAGGAAGACGGCTCCGAGCTCACCGACCTGCTCAAGGGGCGAGGCTACCGCCCCACATGGCTACTCGACGGCAAGCGCATCGACAGCACCCGCATCAGCGAGGAGGGCTACCAGATCACTCTCGAGACCGACCACCTCCCCGCTATCTATCAGACCGTCACACTACAAGCACGTGACACCGGCATACTGCTAGCCCTCACGAGCGATGAGAACCAAAAGCGCATCTACAGCCAACTCATAGAGCTAGGCTCCATACCCACACACCTCCTCAGGACCAGCGAGAAGCTCCTCAACGTCTCACGGCTCGACAAGATACGTGTCGAGGGGCTAAAAGAAGTTAGGGAAGACCTCTCCAAAGGAATCTCTGCCAATAATACTGCACTCGAAGAGCTACACAAGAACCCCCTCACCGTCGACAAAGACGGCTACTGGCGCATCTGGGACATCAAGCAGCACCAATACATCACCACCGAGTACCAGTCTCGTGGAGAAAAGGGAGAGCCAGGTGCTACTGGTGCCAAAGGCGACAAGGGAGACAAGCCCATAATCACGCTCAACGATAAGTATCAGCTCCTCGCAGACGGGGTGCTACTCAGTCAGCAGTCACTCAAGGGAGCTAAGGGAGACCGTGGTGCCACGGGTGCGACTGGTGCCAAAGGCGCAGACGGCAAGGACGGACACACACCAAATATCAATTGGGACGGTACCAAGCTCATTATTGACGACCTCCAAGCAGTAGACCTACGAGGACAGCGTGGTGCGACTGGTGCGACCGGTGCTAAAGGCGACAAAGGAGACAAGCCCGTCATCACGCTAGACAGCCAGCTTCGACTCCTCGCAGACGGGGTGCTACTCAGTCAGCAGTCACTCAAAGGTGCCAAGGGAGACCGTGGCGAGACAGGCGCACGTGGTGCAACTGGTGCTACAGGAGCAACTGGTGCCAAAGGCGACAAGGGCGACAAGCCCGTGATCACGCTCAACGATAAGTATCAGCTCCTCGCAGACGGGGTGCTACTCAGTCAGCAGTCACTCAAGGGAGCCAAGGGAGACCGTGGAGAGACAGGCGCACGTGGTGCCACTGGTGCGACTGGTGCTACAGGAGCAACTGGTGCTAAAGGCGACAAGGGAGACAAGCCCATAATCACGCTCAACGATAAGTATCAGCTCTTAGCAGACGGGGTGCTACTCAGTCAGCAGTCCCTCAAGGGAGCCAAGGGAGACCGTGGCGAGACAGGAGCCAAAGGCGACAAGGGCGACAAGCCTAAGTTCACGCTAGACAGCCAGCTACGACTCCTCGCAGATGGTGAATTACTCAGTCAGCAGTCACTCAAAGGAGCCAAGGGAGACCGTGGCGAGACAGGCGCACGTGGAGCCACAGGTGCAACGGGTGCCAAAGGTGCCGACGGACACAGCCCCAGCCCCGAGGAGGTGCTCGGTACATCACGCTTTGCCGAGCTACTCGGCACAGAGGTGAACACGCAGATACTCCCCGTATCGCAAGAGCTGTCTAAGAAGCTCGGGAGCGAAGACTTCCGCCAGTGGCTGGAGAGCGATCTGGAGTCTTCCCTCGCAGGCAAAGCCTCTACGGTTGATGTCAAGCAAAGCGCCCGTGACGCTATCACCGAGGCGGTCAAGCGTGCTGGCGAGATGGACAAGGAGATTAAGGTCGGGGGGAGGAATTTGCTTGGGTCGCTAAAGAGACTAGGGAACAGTAAGACTAAATATAGGGAAGTCGTAATTGACGGAGATGCATTGCTTTGGACTCAGCTCAATGATAGCACGCAACCATATAGCCTGTCTTTGCATAAGCCTTTGGCAGACGGAGCCTATACGCTCAGCTACAAGTGCTCTGTAGGGGAGAATTATCGAGACTACATCTATTACCATAGAGCTGATAATGGAGCTGGCTACACTAGTAAGCTAGCTACTACTACTACTACTACTAAGTTGCGCGATGGGGTGTGGTTGCATACAGCCACATTTGACAGCTTGGTCGCATCAAAAGAGAGCTATTTCTATTTTTACGGCACAGACCCATTTGACCCAGCAAAAGAGGTTAGATTTTGGGACATCAAACTCGAGCGAGGTACAGTCGCAACCGACTGGACACCCGCTCCCGAGGACGTGGCGGAGAGCGTCAGCACGGTCAACAAGAGCCTCACTTCGCTCGCTAGCACCCTCCTCGACCCCAATGAGGGCGAGATACACAAGCTGGCGGACTTGCTCGGCAAGCACAAGGAGGACACCGACAAGAACTTTGACGACCTGAGCGACCACCCGCTGACTATCGACAAGGACGGCTTTTGGCAGAGGTGGGACTTTCGGAAGAAGCAGTACGTCACCACGCAGTACCAATCCCGTGGACGTGACGGACAGAACGGAGCTAAAGGAGACAAGGGAGAAAAAGGCGACAAGGGTGACAAGCCTAAGCTCACGCTAGACAGCCAGCTTCGACTCCTCGCAGACGGTGAATTGCTCAGTCAGCAGTCTCTCAAGGGAGCCAAGGGAGACCGTGGCGAGACAGGAGCCACTGGTGCTAAAGGCGACAAGGGTGACAAACCTAAGCTAACGCTAGACAGCCAGCTACGACTCCTCGCAGATGGTGAATTACTCAGTCAGAAGTCACTCAAAGGAGCCAAAGGCGATAAGGGAGAGCAAGGAGCTAAAGGCGACAAGGGTGACAAGCCTAAGCTCACGCTAGACAGCCAGCTTCGACTCCTCGCAGACGGTGAATTGCTCAGTCAGCAGTCTCTCAAGGGAGCCAAGGGAGACCGTGGCGAGACAGGAGCGACTGGCGCTAAGGGCGAAAAGGGCGAGACAGGAGCCAAAGGCGACAAGGGCGACAAACCTAAGCTCACGCTAGACAGCCAGCTTCGACTCCTCGCAGACGGTGAATTGCTCAGTCAGCAGTCTCTCAAGGGTGAGCGTGGCGAGACTGGCGCACGTGGTGCTACAGGAGCGACAGGAGCTAAAGGCGAGCCAGGACACAGCCCCGAACCAGAGGATGTTCTCGGCACATCTCGCTTTGCCGAGCTACTTGACAATTCGGTCAGAACAAACGTAAACCCTCGTCTAAACCAATCAGACCAAGAAATTGACAACGCCTTTAAGTACATACAAGCCATCTACAACAAACTAGACAGTAGATACATCATAGACATAACCACATCGGGGTACGTCACTGCACGCAGTGAGAAGTCCTGTAGCTACGTAGCCAAAAACGAGACTCCCGAATATCTGCCTACTTGTCAAATACCAAACAATCGCCCTCGGATACGCCTCACCCTACGCTCCGACCACGATGCTCTCAAGCGACAAGTAGACACGCTCACAGCACAACTCGCCCAGCTCCAAGCCTCGACAACGATTACACCCATACTCAACACCTCCCTACGGCGCGAATACGACCCCGTCTCTAGAAAACGAGGCATAACCCTCCACCCTGACTACGGGGACTGGATACTCTCGAGCGATGTAGATCAGCTACACCTCTCCTTCGAAGGACTTCGAGCCGAAGTCGGACGCTCCATCTACATACAGACCCGCAAGCGAGTCTACCTCCTTGCCAATGGGCACTCCTTCTACGGCTTACCTGGCACATCTAGCAGTGTAGCGGTCAATCAGTGGCTAGACAACAACACCACATACCGCTTCGTGCGTGCCGACGCCACCTCGTGGCTCGTGACCGCCAGCGCCTCTCCTTATCCGTGGACTTAATAGAGATTAGAAGTTAGAGGTTAGAAATTAGACCTCTACTCATCTCTCTTTCCCCTCTAACTTCTAATATCTAACTTCTAATATCTAACTATCTTTGCACTATGCTGATTACACCTACCGAAATGAACTCCGTGGTCGACGCCTACAAGCTCGACCAGATGACGGACAATACGCCCGCCATCACCGCTACCTGCCTGCGTGCTGCTGAGGCGCGCATCATGAGCTACCTTGCTAGTCGATACGACATAGAGGCTATAAGCCACATGCCAGCCGACAGCCCGCTACTGGCCGACCTCAAGGAGATGACCAAGGACATCGCCCTCTACCTCATTATGCGCCGGCACAACGTAGACATAGCCTATAGCCGTGTCGTAGAGAGCTACAAGCTCCACACCGAGTACCTCGCACAGGTAGCCCGTGGAGAGATCAGACTGCCGGGACTGCCTCTCAAGACCAACGATCAGGGAGACATCACCACGCACCTCCTCATGGGCAGCCGTCCTAAGCGAGACTTTAACTTCTAATCAATTAACCATTAGCTCTTAGCTAATAGCCAAAAGCCAACAACACTATGCACGAAAACCGACTACGCAAAATCCAGCTGGTACAGGCTCTAGCCAAGCAATACTACGAGCCCGAGCGACTAGACCGCTGTCTAGCCGAGGTGTGGCGCAAATGGGTCTACCCACAGTACCCCATCTGCTACGAGACCTTCCGCCGATATATGGCGGTTGACCTCAAAGCTGCCAAGGAGAACGTCGTACGAGCTCAGTCCAAGCCTCACCAGTACGACCAGACGCTACTCTTCTAATCTCTAGCCTTTAAAGTCTAACCTCTATGAACATCGACCAGCGAGCCATCGAGGAGCGACTAGCCAGACGTCTCTCCATCATCATGCGTCAGGAGACTGACGATGCCTTCCGCGCCAAGGCGTGGGGCGGTGTACCCTGGGCACCCACACGATGGGTCAATATGCGGGGCAGTCTCATGCTCCGCACGGGTGCCCTCCGCAGGTCGCTCACCTTCCGCACCGAGGGCAACCGCGTCATCGTCTCCAGCTCCATGACTTATGCTCAGATACACAACGAGGGCGGGGTCGTCACCGTACCCGTCACTGACAAGATGCGGCGCTACTTCTTCGCCATGCACCACAAGACAGGCGTGCAGCGCTACCTCGCCATGGCGCTCTCACGCAAGCAGCAGTACCGCATCGTCATACCTCGCCGCCAATTCGTCGGCATCACTCCAGAGACCCACAAGAGGCTAGAGGCTAGACCTTAGAAGCACTAGTTAAGCTATCCTTAAAAGCTCCCACATCATGCAGAGAGCAGTCACCCACACTTGGTAGATGACCGCTCTCATTATATAGTGGCGTTAGCCTACTTAATCATCGCTCAGTATCCCTCCTGCCAGCAGGAAGAACGCCCCCGCCAGGAGGAACGTATTAAGCCCCAAGAGGAGCAGGAGCCAGTCTGGCACCACCGCCGACGTGCTATCACACAGATAGCTTGCGGCTAGGACACTCTCGGCCAGTAGCACGAGGGCTAGCACGATGATGATAGTAAAGTTTCTCATTGCTTTGCGCTTGTTGTAACACATATTATTACTGTCTAAAGTCAAACATTCTAATCTTCTAAGGGCTAGACCCTAGAGGTCTCATCTCTAACCTCTAAAGTCTAACATCTCATCTCTAATCTCTACACTCCGCTCATCGCTAGCGGTACGGCGTGCCACTCGCCCGTGTCCTCAGCCTTCACATCGAGGCGGATGTAGCTCTTGGACACCTGCGGATTGTACGACTGCTCGATGATGCGCACACCCGCGAGGAAGGTGTCGCTACCGCTCTCCTCAGCCAGGCGGCGCAGCTGTAGCACACGGCTAGCTTGTATCTGCCCAGCACGATTGCGGGAGAGCAGCTTCAAGACGGCACTCACCAGTGCCGACGAGGTGTCATCCTTAGCCAAGCTCTCTAGGTAGCCACGCACCATACGGATACCCTCCTCGACCGTGTCGCGGTAGGAGTCTATCGTGTAGTTGCCCAGCGTCACGCGGATCGTTGAGTCCGAGTTGGTGAAGGTGTGGCTGTACTGCCCGCCTTCCTTCGCCAGACCCATCTGCTCCGTCTTCATGTCGATCACCGCCTGAAAGTTTTCAAAGACAGTCCGCTTGACCATCTCCATATCCTCCGACAGCTGGCTCAGAGCCGTGTAGGCAGAGGCAACCTCTGCGTCCACCAACTCCACATACTGCTCGCGGAAGGCTTGGCGCTGACGCTCCTCCTCCTGCTTCGCCTTGTAAGCCCGAAAAGCCTGTAGCTCCTCAGCGCTAATCTGTTCTGTTGTTTCCATATTCTTATTCGCTAATTGGTTGATAATTGATTGCTAAATGATCGGTCATTGACCGCTAAAGTCAAACCTCTAATCTCTAAGGTCTAACCTCTAAGGATTCGCACTCCTTCAGCCATCGTGACACCTCACGGAGGTTGTCCGAGGCGAGGCGGGCATTACGTGCTGCGTGCGACACCAGGAGCGAGTCCCAGCTAGAGAGCGACGAACTGCTCGACAGCTCGCCCAGCTTGTAGCGCAGCGTACTCGCCTCGCTCGCCAGCGACAGCACCTTGCGGTACAGCCCGCTCAGCTCCTTCGCATCACTCACTTGTTCATTCATAGTCTCTAACATCTAACCTCTAATTTCTACTTTCTAAATCCCTTCAGCATCTGCTGTATAGCCTTGTCAGCGCTGTAGTCCTTCTTCGTGCGCTTCTGCTGGAGCTCCTGAGTGATCTCATTCACGCTCTCCAGGTCGCGCGTCTTATGATTGAAGGCAAAGATGAGCGAACGCATACGTTCAGGCGGGATCTTGTTAAAGCTGTCGTAACCAGAGGCACGCACAGCCGTAGCCTTGATCGTGACAATGTTCTCATCGTAGCCTGCCGTGCGCAGGTAGCGACCGATGCTCGCTATCAGGCGCTTGCGTAGACGGTCTTGGTGCGCATTCAGGTTAGACGAGATCGTAGCGATCACATCGATCAGCTGATGCTGCGTCAAGTCGCGACTGCTCTCCACGCCGTAGCTAGAGAGGATAGCGTGACGCTCCGACTCGCTCAGCCCTGCAGAGGCAGCCACCGCATGGTACTTGCGGATCAAGTCCCGCTGTACCTTGTCCATGATTGGGTTCTCTTTCATATTCGTTATCTAGTTAATAGTGATACCTTACTCATTACTCATCAGCGTCGCCCACACCGCCCTACGCACCATGCGCAGGTCGTAGTCGCTCTCCTTAGCGATCTGGCGGATTGTTGAGACATTCTCTATACCATTGCGTGAGCACACCAGAGCCACATCCTCATCATCGATCGAGTCCAGCCGGATGAAGTGACGACCCAGACGGCTGTAGATCTCCTCGTAGCCACGCTTGCCCAGCGTCAGCCCACGCTGTATGCGCTTCTCTAGGTAGCTCGTCGACTGCAGCACCAGACCACAGCGACCCTCCAGCAGATTGTATAACGTAATGAAGAAGTACAGCACCGGGTCACTCAGCTTGTCAGCCTCGTCCAGCACGATCAGCGGGTGATCCTGCTTGCTCAGCGTAGAGACAGCCACATCCATCAGCTCCTCCACCGTACCACCCTGCGCACCGCAGCCCAGGCTCTTCACCAACTGCTGGATAAAGACCTTCTTTCGCCAAAACTCAGCACAAGCCAGGTGGTACACATTGCTATGCGTCTCAGCATACTGACGCACAGCCTCGCTCTTGCCCGTGCCAGCACTACCCACGATACCCAGCGTCAAGCTATTGCGCTGTGCCTCCCCAAGCAGGAAGCCCATCTTGCGGTAAGCTTTCGTCGGGGCTATCTGCCAAGTGCGCTCCGTAGAGGCTCCCAGCTGATTAGCCAAGTTGCGCCACATAGGGTCTGCTATATCGTCCCACGTACCGCGCAGCATCTTATTGATCGTGGCAGAGCTCACGCCATCCAAACTATTCGAAGCCTTCTTCTGGCTACCCTTGAGCCGTACGTAACGCTCCAGGCGCTCCACCACAGCTCTCTTCTCATCTTCGTTCATACTCATATCTATTTAAGTGTTTGTATATAGTCCAAGGTCTAACCTCTAATTTCTAATCTCTCACCTCCAGAAAAGGTCATAGTCCACCTCCTCAAACTCCACCTCCTCGCCAGAGCCCAGCTGACTATTGATCAAGCTGCGCTCATCCTTGTGCTGACCCTTGCTATCCAGGAGCATCAGACGGTTCAGGATATTCCGACCCACCTCATTCTCCTCTAGAGCCACATGCACCAGCTCATGAGCCGATATGATACGCTCCTCCACAGACTCACGCTGAGCCTTGTTGTAAGCCTGCACACGAGCCAGCTCCTCACGGTCAGCAGCACTCTGCTCAGCCAGCGCCATAGGCTGCACATACTTCTCCTCCAGCAGATAGCGACGCGTGTCCCCCTCGGTAGTCACCAAGATATTGCTCAGGTCGTCAGGATCGTAGTAGACACTCCAGTCTGCGTCTGCATGCTCCCTAAAGGTCGGGTCAAACGTGTCGTAAGTACGACGCACACCCAGCAACTGAGGACGCACACCGCAACCCTCCAGCTGGATAGTCCGAGATGTCGTCTCGCCATACGCCAGCAGATAGTCCGCACGCGTCATCGGCAGGCGGTACTTATCAGGCAGGCGAGTCAAGAGCTCCAGCAGCTCAGCGCGCTTCTGAGCACGCTCCGCCTCTATAATCCCCACCAACTGCTGGCGACAGCCAGCCTCGTCGGGGAAGCAATGTCTCAAGGCATTCTTTGCCTCACTATTAGGCTGCTTATTCGGGTCGGTCGTGATACCATAGCCAGCCCAGTTGTGCAGCATCTTGCAATACGTATTATTAAGGTGCCCGAAGTACCGCTCGATAGGCTTAGCCTTAGCATTGCGAGCAGCCGCAGGAGTGACCCACTGACCAGCCTTGCTGTACAGCTCACTCATCTTCTTGATAGCATAGCGGTCACTCTGTATCTGGCAAGCCCGTAGCATCTCACCCGTCAGCTCACGACTATGCAGCGCCGCATTGCGCAGTGCCTCCTTGATCAGCTCGGGCGTCTCGTGGTCGCCGATAGCATACCCCATAGGATAGTCGCACGACGTGTCTAGCACCACAACCATCGTCAGGCGATTGTGATAAGTCACCACCGTGCCACTCTTGCGCTCCGTGCGCTTCTGATAGAGCAGCTCAGCAGTCCACCCATCGAGACTCCAGTGCAGGAAGGGCGCCGTAGGCTTAGACCGACGCACCTGCATAGACTTAGATGCCTTAAACTTCGTCGCACCCAGGCGCCCATAAGCCGTCTCCTGAGGGTGGCTCTTGCGCCAGTTGCGCACCGTCGAGGCTGTGATCGTACTCCAGCAGGGCGACTGACTCGCTGCTATACTATTATATAGAGAGGCGATACGCGTATCCTCTAGGTTATTGTACTGAGTCACCAAGACCAGCAGCACAGCATCCTGCTCCTCCGTCAACACCTTAGCCGCATTCTGATTGCGATACAGCTTGTGTACCATCGACCCAAAGCCCTCACGCTTGTACAGCGTGTACTTACGCTGCAGGCTACGCGCATTCTCGGGCAAGCTATTAGGATAGCGCTCCTTAAGCCGAGGCATAGACTCAGCCATCTCCGCCCAAAACTCCGTCTTGCTCTTCTTCACCCCCTCGCCACGCGTCAACTTCGCCAGCTGACGATCGATAGCGTCCAGAATAGCGCAGTTGTTCGCGTACTCACGCTGCTTAGCCACCGGCAAGTGCCTACCGCCCTTGCGCTCCTCCGTGGTCGGCTCTCCCAGCAGATAAGTCGCAAAGTAATGCTCCGCAGCCGCATTTGGCTCGATAAGATCCATAAGTCCCTCGCTCCTCTGACGCTCAGCCAAGTCGGGATAGCGACGATACACCTCACGCCGATACCGCACAGGCAAGCTCTCCACATCATACATAGCCTCTCGACCATTACCGCCCATCACCACACGACGCACCTTACCTCGCTGGCAAAGCTTCTTGAGAGCCTCGTAGCTCATAACATCAGGCACGAGGTCTTTGTAGTTGATGGATGACATAGAGACGCACATAGACTGGTTGGGTGGTAGAGGGGGCTACTTATTCATCTGTGTTCGCTGTCAGGTAAGACGTGGAGAGATCTTGTGAGAGAGGGTAGTCTCTCATATAGGTATCCAGCATCTTGCGCACCATCGTCACTGACAGATCATACTGCGCTGCCAGCCGAGTGTGCTTCTGATTCTCGCTAAGAGCCTCTTCACTATTCTGCATTTTGCGATAGTCTTCATAGATTGCCGTGTTGCGCAGATAGCGTTCTATGTCTCTATGGGGTACTAGTAATCTCATTATTCTATTACCTTTGTATTACACTTACGGTGCAAAGATAAGCAAGATAATTTGATTATGCAAGAAAAACGGCAGGAATCTTCGACGATTAAGCGAAATATATTGCGCTACTTAGAATCCAAAGGCATTTCCCAATACCAGTGCTATAAGGAAACTGGAATAACGAGAGGTGTCCTGGGGCAGTCAACGGGCATTAGTGAAGATAACTTGATTAAATTTCTTGACCACTACAAAGACGTTTCTATAGAGTGGCTAATAACTGGAGAAGGGGATATGCTATTAGATGAGAGTGACACTAGAACAACCCAGCACGTGACTGGCAACAACAACACGTTCGCAGGCAGAGATCTGACCACATCCGTAGCAGATCTACCTGAGCTGATTGCTATGACCAATCAGCATCAATCCACGATATCAGATCTAGTCTCCACAATCAGCAATCAGCAGACGACGATCTCTGAGCTAGTCAACACCGTCAGCCGTCAGCAACAAGATATATCGTTGTTGCTAGGGCTTAAATCAGATCAAGATTAGACAGCCAAGCTTCACTTCTCTTCAGTGTGACATTTTGTCATTCTGAGATGCGAGCGTGATCTTACTTCAGCCGTTTCAGGGGCGTGATTTGTCCCCCCAACTGTCCCCCCAACTGTCCCCCCAACTCGTTTTTCGGCTCCATTATGTTTAATTCAAACACCCCTCAAAACCCCGTAAAAACCCCGTTTTGACCGCCATTTTACCGCCCGATTTACCGCTCCTAAACGCCACCGCAAAAGAATAGCCGACACCCCGCCAGCTCGCCACCACACGCAAAAAGAGGAGCCTTATTCGCTCCTCTTCACACGTAATTCATTTATCGATTTACCATCTTCTAAACGCCGCCCCTCATAATTCACCTCCGATTCACCTCAATTCGCACTAAATGTACTTTTCGTTTTGTCTCCGAAAAACTCTCCTCTCTCCCCGCATCTCGCTCCAGCACTAACAATCCCGCCTCTTCCTCCTCTCATCTTCCCTGTACTTTTTGTTTTCTCCCCCATACTGTTATACTGTTTCGCTTTCAGCTCAACCGGATGAAGGAGGAAGCGTTCAAGGTGCAGGAACTTTCAATGAAAATTCACAAGTTACCGTTTCCGCTACTCCTAACAATGGCTATAAGTTCGTGAAATGGACAGAGAACGGAGTTCAGGTTTCTACCTCTGCTTCCTATCAGTTCACGCTTACAAAGGATCGGAATCTTGTTGCTCTTTTTGAAGAGTTGCCAAAACTTGTAGTGGATCCTACTTCCATTTCAGCATCTGCTGAAGGAAAAGAAGCAACAGTTACCGTTACTTCTAACCAAAATTGGAAGCGCAATTTCCAGTAGTAAGTGCAACACGAAGCGTATAATCGAGTAGGTCGGGAAACGAAAGTTTTCTGACCTACTTTCGTTTCCTCCCCTCTCACACCACCGTACGTGCCGTTCGGCATACGGCGGTTTAATTCGTTTTCAAAGAGTGGCTAATCATATTCGATTAGGTAAGTTCCAATCAAGCTTGGGTAAAGCTCTTTTCTGCTTCTGGAAACGGGAATGGAAGCTTCACTGTTACTGTACAGCCTAACGCTTCACAGTAATCAAGAACCGCTACCATTACCGTCACGGCTGCAGATCTATCCAAGACCATTTCGGTCAACCAGGCGGCAGCTGCTCCTCCTCAAACCTATACCATTTCGCTTTCTGCATCTCCTGAAGTAGGCGGAACGGTCAGGGCTGACGCATCATAATCGCTCTTGCAGGAGCTACACATGAGCGACAAGCGGGGCTTGGATGAACTCATTATTATAATGCGTCAGCCCTGACCTAACCCAAGTTTTACGGCAAAAACGAGTTTCACGGCGTTTTGCTCCGATCTTTGATGAGGCTAGATGGGTAACTCACTGAGTGTCAGATAGAGTTCTTCGGAGGCGAGGCTGACTTTGATTTGTAGGGTACTTTTGGTCGAAATGAGACTGTTGCATAAAGGCGAATCGCTGTGTTACTTTCGAGATTCGGCTTTGGTCACATACGGAGGTATGCTCCCTTCAGACCTCACCCTCAGCGCCTTGCGCTTCATCCTTTCTGCAAAGTCTGGACAATCTTGCAAGCAAGATTGTGAGACTGTTGACTTTTGCAACAGTCTCGAAATGCTTATCGTTACTTTGTAGCCTCCTAACGTAGATAGACGATGCAAAGG